TCAGCTTGGAGACGGAGATGTTCATCCCCTCGGCCATCAATCGAATGGCTGTGGGAATTTGCTGGCCCATCTGACGACGGAGTTCTTCCATCGACACCACGCCCTTGCCGGCCATTTGCTCAATGGCCAGGGCAACGCGCTTTACCTGTTCATCTGACCCGCCAAAAGCGGCAACAGCATCAAGCAGGTTCTTCAGAGGGCCGTTGCCAGCAGCGTCAATGATTGGCTCAATGCCAGTTGCCCGCAACTTCACAAAGGCTTCGTGGATAGTATTCAGCTCAAATGGAGCCTTTTGCGTCAACACAAGCATGCGATCCAGCGCAAAGCTTGCCTTGTCCATTGAGTTTTCAATGGTCCCCAGGGTGATGCCAAACTTCTCAAGGTCTGCCATCATTCTGACGAAGTTGGCAGTGATCGCGATCAGCGTCCCTGCCAGGATATACTTCATTGTCCGGTCAAGCGTCCTAATGCTTGACTCAAATCCATTGATTGCCCGGCCAGCAAGACTTGCACCAGACATAAAATTGAAGACAGCACCGCGCAATGCATTAACAGATGCTCGAAGGGAATTCAGAGCAGCCGCATTGAACGTCTGGACAGTGATGTTGATCGGGGCATTGAAACCGGACATCAGCGTCTCGCTTGTTGCTCAGCAAACATCTGGTTCATAACGCTGCACAGCATCTCTAGGCAACGCCAGAAGTATGCATCTTGCTTAGATATTGACTTGCCGTCTGCAGTGTATGTTTGTTTCCAGCCACTGTCAGTGACCTGGTAGAGACGAAAGAACCACGCCAAGTAGAAGCCAGTTTTGCGCTGCTCGGTCGGCAGATGGAAGACCCACTGGAATGTGGGTCCAGCATTGCTTAGGCGGGCGGCGCGTTCAAGTTTCCCTCCGTGGCCTGGTTCGGGGAGGAAACGGTGGCGCAGGCCATGATGATCTCCGTTGCCAGCGGCATGTAGATGGCGAAGTTGGTGAGTGCATCCAGGGTGACCGGGCCATCATCGTCAACCAGGCCAACAAGATCAACATAATTGGGGAGCAGGTCACGGGATGCCTCGATCATCTTCTTGGCATCCTCGCTGCTCAGGTCAATGTGTTTGCCATCCGCATCCACCTTGTTGCCGATGACATCGAGCAGCACCATCAGGTCACCCAGGACCATTGGCTTGATGATGCACTTGATCTGATCATCGGCAGGGAGACTGCGGTTGTTATTCCACTCAGGGATGTATTCAACCGCGCGCGAGAATTTGACCTTCATTTTCTGTGCCCTAGGAGAGCGCAGATGACGGCGCTGCGCTCTGTTCACAATGACCCGCCGAGGTCAGACGTAGGCAGACGTGGTGTTGCGGATCGTTGCCTTGATGGCATACAGGCTCGACACATTGAGCTCGCCCACCGCAGTGAACTGAGTGGTGAGACGATTTGGCCCGCGGACAGGCGCGGTCCAGGTCAGGAAGCGCATGTTGGGCACCTCCAGGTCCAGGGTGTAGTGGAAGACAGAGCCAGCAGCGGTGTTGCCCAGCAGCATGTCTGACCGAGTGTTGGTCATGGACACCTTCAGCGACTTGGTGGCATACGACGTGAAAGTGTCATAATCCTCCTGGTCACGGAAGCTGATGGTGCCGGAGATGTCCACCCCCTGGAAGCCGTTGGCTTGGAACTCCCCATAATTCTTGGTCCCGTCGAGCAGCACCACGCCCTCAATGGGCGTCTCATACTTGATAGTGATGCTCTCATAGTTGGTGTCGGCAGCCAGGCTCGATATGCTGGGGCCAGTCTGCAGCGAGGCCATGCTCCATACCCACGGAGCGCCACCAGGGTTGCGCAGCGCAGACACAGAATTGGATCGACCGATCCGTGTTGGGTTGCGCACCATCACGCTGACCGTGGCCTTGGCCAGCTGCTTTGCCTCAAACTGCAACTCAATCGATGGGAAGATGGAACCTTCAAACAAGAAGGCTGATCCCACATCCTTGTAGACCATCACAGCATATGGCGGGAGATGGCTCCGGTCGCTGAAGCTGCTCTGGCTCGGAACAAAGATGTGCTCCATGACAGCGCGGCCCACAGCATATCCCGCAGGAGCGAACTGTGCAGACACAGAATTGACTCCCCAGCTGCCGACATGACAGAGCAAAGACCCGCTGGACTGGCCAAAGACGCCGCGCATGAAGTGCCCAAGAGCATTGGGGTTCGGCTCCAGCTGGATGTTGCCAGCGCCAGCATTCAGGCCCTCGTGAGAAGGCGGTCGCCCCCGGTTCCCAGTGATGGATCCTTCTGTCAGAGGCTCAATGGTGTGAGCCAAGTCCTCGCTGACGAAGTTGGTCCACTGGGCACCTGCTGACAGGGTGCTTGATGTGACCGCAGAATACAGGCTCGCAACTGCCATGATAGCAATTTGTCCGCCGGTGCCAGAAGCCATCTACGCCTCCATCAATCATTATACGCTTCACAGACCACGGTGAACGAGCCCAGAGCAACGTGCCCCTTGGTTCCCTCAATTGCTGCCAGACCAAAAGTCGTTTCTGTTGAGGCCCCAGAAGAATGGAGTGAGCCATAGAACTGACGATTGCTAGCAAACAGAGTTTTCAGAGCATTGAGCAGAGAAGCCCTGAGTCTAGCTGCTTCTCTAAATGAAGTAAAGTCTATTGTATAGGCGTCAATAGATAATGTGATGTTCTCATAGCTGCTATCGTTCAGGCTTACCATGTTCTCTGTTGAAGAGAGCAGCCTGACGTTTATCAATGGCATGTGGGCTATGTTGCCGACTTCCAGATCATTGCCCTCATAGAAGATGTGCCGAGCCTGAACACCGAGTGCTGAGACAGCAGTTGATGCTTTGATAAGGTCTACAGCGGCTTGGTGCAAGGCATCATAATTTATTCTTGCCATCACTTGCCGCCATTTTGCTGGTTTTTGAGGATCATCTTGCGCTTGATATCAAACAGCCACTGCCTGAGCACCTCATTGACCTGATGAATGACCTCTGCCCTGCTCGGCCAAATCTCTCTGGCTGGAACATTGAATGGATAGCGGAAGCGGAAGAACTTTGGCCCTGCCTTCCCGCCAAGAAATCGACCTGTGGCTGATCTGCGGAAACCTAATCCATTGGGTATGATCATCGTGGGGCCGCGAGTAGCCCCAACGTGATACCCCTTGGTGTGCTGTTCAATGTTCCAGCCATCCGTCTGCTTGTCAAAGAACACAATGAAGCGATCATTGTTGGCGAAGTGCTTGATGTGCGGACGGATAGTTGAGAGCGCAAGACGACGCCCAGTTGTTAGCCGGGTGGATGGCTTCAAAGGGGCATAAGGCTTCTTGCGACCTTGCATCTGGATGGTCTCTCGAACATAGTCGCGGATTGTCCGACCTGCCTTGTCCATGACATTGCGACGGTTGCCAAGTTGCTCCTGCAGCTCACGGAGCGCGGCGCTGATGCCTCTGTCATTGAACTGAATAAGTATCATGGAACAGGATCATCCCCTGAACGCTCATTGTATTCAGCGAGCACTCGATTGGCGTCTGGTGCCTGGTCCAGCTCATTGAGGACAGGAGAGAAGATGGGGTGGTGGCCCAAGGTGGAAGACCAGGCAAAGCTGTCGCCAGAAGAGCCAACGAGCGTTTCAGAGTTCAGGCGCAGTGAGCCGTTGACCAGCATGTCAAGCAGATCATTGGCGCGCTTGTATCGCACTGCCATGAAATCAGGAACACTGGGCATCTTCTCTGCCAGCATATCGTGCGTGGCCAGATCACAGGCAATTTTGGTGATCAGAGGGTTGGCCGCGACCAATGGGGTAACATATTTGACTGACACCCTGGCATCAATATATGCCTCTGCATCGCTGATGAACACAGAGGCCACGTCAACTGATGTGACATCATAGTCGCCTGAGCCAACCATTGTGGTCAGCGGGCGGTAACGAGTCAGCAGATCAGCCAACGTGGCATATGTCATTTCTCACCTATAGTATTTTGAGGTGTTCCGGGCAAAGATGTCCTTGGCCAGAAGCTTGATTTGCTTGGCCATATCATCCGGCGTCTCAAATACGCCGTTGATCTCAAGCTTGTCATCTCCGATCTTGATGATCATTGCAACCTGTTGACCGCGGCCCAGCGCTGTCAAGGCTTCGCTGTAGTAGTTGAAGGCATTCTCACCTCCCATCCCAGGAAGCGCGCCGCTGCCCCAGTGCTCCTCATAGTAGGATATTGCTTCCTCAGCAAGAAGTCGAGCCTCTTGTGTATCACCATTGGAATGGTGATAGCGGGAGCGATGGAGAATGTCCCTCAGCCACAGGAATTTGCCCAGGCGACGCTCTGGGTTGACCTCGTGATCCCATTCCAGGAGCGGGAAGTTGCGCGAGAAACGGCCCCGGCGAACATCTTCATTGACATAGCCGGTGTGGCCAATGTCAACATCAGCCAGAACCATGCAGAAGCCTGGGCCGCCATTGAACCCCTTCTCTGCGTGTTCATGGACCTTCCCATAGAATTGGAAGCCGCGATTGACGCGGTAGAGCCGAGCAGGCTTGTCCATCATGGTCGGCGCACCACGAGGGTCCACAGTGAAGTGGTGCTGATAGACAGCATAGGAGTCAAAGGCATTGGGGCGCAGATACTTGCTCAGGTTGCCTGAAAGGTATTCATCGCTGTCGATCCACAGCGCCCAGTCCGTTTCGATGCCAGCAACGCTCGCATTCCGGGCATCATCAAACCCATACTCTTTTGCCTTGATGGCGGGAAGCGCAAGTTGCTGATAGATGACCCACGGGTGATCGCTGAGGAATTGCTCAACGATGCTCTCAATGATCCAGTCGCTCTCCCCTGGCAGGACGGCAACCTGGAGGCACTGAATGTCCCGGCCAATGCTGTTGAGGGTCTTGCCGATGCTTTCATGGCTGTTGGTGATGATGCAGGCAGTCACCGTCTCCTGGCTGCGCAGACGCTCTGCCTTCTCCATTGCAGAGATAGAGTGCACCGGCAGATGGTCAGCACCATAGCAGAACATCAGATGCCCCAGTGCCCGGCCCTCACGAGTTGCACCATTAGGTAGCGCAGCCATGCGCGCTTCCTGCTTGTCGCTGAACATCTTCCGAAGCATCCATTTGTCGATGCTCCAAATATGGGCGCGCCACCAATACTGGTTCTTGTCATAGAGGCCAATGGCCTCCCAGTTTCCTGACGGCACAGTGATGATGATACGACCGCCGATGCGAACCTTGCTCTCAAGTGTCGAAATGACTTCCCACGGCTTGATGACATGTTCCAGAACCTCGGTGCAGATCACCGCATCAAAGGGGTCTGCAGGCGAAGGCAGCGCCCCCTCTGTGTTCCCGACCATGAACAGAACATTGCTCAGGCCCATCTCAGAAGCATACTTGCGGCACAGCTCAACATTGGATGCCGCAAAATCAATTCCCATGAACTGCAGGTCAGGGAACCGGGCAGCCAAGTCGAGGATGATCACGCCTTCTGCACAACCATAGTCCATCACGCGCGACCCAGGGCGCAGCTTGGCAATCTCCAGAGAGATTTGCTCAAACCGCTGGCTGCCCACTTGGCTACGGCGCAAGCGAGCAGACTTGGTGTCTTCACGCTGGAAGTATCGCTCATAGTATTGGGCGAACGACTCTTTGTTGAACAGGTAGGGATACAGCGTCTCCACCCGTTCCATGAGCTTGGCAGCCCAAGGATGACTCTCCTTGTTCTGGGTGTGCTGCCACAGCGCAATCGCAGGGACAACATCACTGGTCTCAATAAGGCCCCAGAGGCGCGAGAACAGCGGCTGCGAGGCGCTAGGACGCGTGCTGAACAGGAAGTCCACCAGCCCGGCTACCTCTGCCCAGGTCCGGTGGCGAGGGGCTTGCTCAGGCGTCCTATAGGCTGATACGTTGTCGCGGATGAGGTCTGCAAACTCCAGGCAGAAATCATCCGAGTTCCAGCCTGCGTCACCAGTGTAGAAAGTCGCATATGCGCCCAGCGTCTCAGGGAGCGCGCCCAGGCCAGTGGCAATGAATGGGGTGCTCACCGACATTGCTTCCTGCGCGGAGATGCAACTTGTCTCTTCAAAATTGGTGGGGTAGACATATGCCGAGGCAGAGGCCATCAGGCAACGCAGGTTCTCCTGGGTGATGGGGCCGAGGAAGGTGACGCGAGGGTTGCCTTCGCACAGCTCAAGCAGCCAATCATAATATCCCTTCATGTGCGGCGGGTAGTTGTTATACATGCACACATCCAACTTCCAATTCCCGCCAAGGCGGTCCATGATGCCGCCGGGGCGCACAAGCGCCTCCAGGCCACGCTCAGGACGCGCGGAATACAGAAGCTGCTGGGGCTGGCGAGACACAGAGGTGTCATACTCATTGACACCATTGGGCAGCACGCGGATGAAATCCTTGGGATACCCTGTGACTTCAGCATATTGCTGACGGTGCCACTCAGACACGCACCAGATTTCATTGATGTTCCAGCCAGTGCTCTGGAGAGCCGGCATGGTGTGTAGCTGGGTAGCCAGATCATGCGTCCAGAGCACGCAATGGCGCGCCTGATGATTGAGGTGTGCAAGCTCAGGAGACCGCGAGACAATCAATAGGTCCACCTCAGTGGTGGTGATGAACTGGCTATAGGCATCCATGTCAAGATACCGGACATCATCATTGCCCAGTTGGCCGGGGCCAATATAGTCTGGCGCGCTGATGTGCGGAAGGTTGCAGAACACGGTGACGATGTGTCCGCGTGCCTTGAGTTCTTTGGCGAGAGACAGAGCCGCAGTCTCGCTTCCACCAAGAGAATGGTGCTTCAGGGTTTCGGGACCAAACGGCATCCCAGGAGAAGCAATCACGATTTCCATAGCATTGTGCCCTTATGCAATGGCGGCGCCTAGCACCCAGGGCACTAGGCGCCAAACGCCGCCAAAGTCCTCGGTTTTGAAACCGAGACAGCAAACTATGCAGGAGTGTGCCCCCTCCTGCATAGAATTAGATCAGGTTGAGGTGACGATGTAGCGGACAGCCAGATCACGGCTGACCACCTTCTCACCCTGGTAGTAGCCGACCTGCAGGTCATACGCCTTGCGCTTCGCGTCATACGGGAAGCGCTCGACAGCCATCGGCACGCCCAGCATCGGGTTGGTCCACCGGAATGCATTCATCCAGGTGTCCGTCTCGCGGCCAGCCAGCGTCTTGGTGTGGCTCATCCAGATGCTGTCCTGGCCCCACACATCCGCATAGGACCAACTGCCGTTCAGCGTCTCGGTTTCACCAAAGGTGTTGACCTGGATGGACGGGCGCAGCACCTTCTCGATGTTGAGCAGCCCAGCCAGCTGCGCCTCGCTGGCGATGCCGCCATTGCTGCCGAACAGCATGCCGCAGATTTGCGAGTTGGTGATGATGTGTCGACGCAGCGCCTGCGGGATGATCATGGTGTTGGGAAGCATGCCAGTGACCTGGCGGAAGTCCTCCACAAACCCCAGCATCTGGGTGACAATGGGAGCCTGGTTCAACGTCCAGGCACAGCCGACCTGCGTGACCGTCCGAACATTGCTGGTGTTGATGGCCATCTCAGCCAAACGATACTCATAGTCCATCATCAGCCGTTCCATCAGCAGGCTGCTGTGGGCCGAGGCCCAGTTCAGCACGCTGTCGGCATTGACCTCGTCCTCGACAGCCCAGTCAGTGCCCAGGGCATAGTTGTGCGCGAAGTATCCATCGCTCGACACATTGAAGTGGACCTTCTTGGGCTCGGTGCGCGGCGCGCGGTAGGTCAGGCCAGGCTCTTGCCGGGCCCACTCGCCGTGGAAGAACTTGTAGTAGAGATCGCTCTGCTTGGTGACAGGGGTGACAGGAACGAACTGATCCGCGATGTATCCCGACACCCTGCGATTGATCAGGATGTTGGAAAGTGGCACATCGACGTGAAGGCCGCGGCCTGAAGTCGGCATCTCTGGTGATCTCCTTTACACGGCCAGCAGCAAGTCGCCGGAACCGGCAACGAAGGTGCGGCGCACATCCAGCTCCAGCGCAAACAGCGAGCCACTGGCCGCAGTGCTCAGGGCGCGCCCCATGATATTGCGCGGAGCAGTGTCGCCCGACACCACAGTGCGCAGCCAACCAGGACCGCCAGCCGCAGACACAGCAACAGTGACATAGTTGCCGATGGAAATGGCGGCACCGGCCTTGGCGCGGACAACTCCACGTGTGGCCACGGTCGCAAACTCCAGCGAGCGCGGATCATTCATGACGATGCCGTAGCCGCCGCCGCCGGCAGCATGCGTCACCGCATTGACTTCGGTGGTTGCCAGTTCCACTGCCTTGTTCTGGTAGCCATCCAGGTTCACCAGAGCCTTCATCGGGCGAGAGTGAAATTCTTCAGTCCATGCCATTTCAGGTCACTCCCCAGCTGCGTAGCGGGTCATCAGCTCAGGATTGCCTGCCTTGACCCGTTCAAAGGCAGTGCCATAGTCCACCTTGCCGGCGACCATGTCTTGGCGGATCAGATGGTCCACCTCAGCAGCGGCACTGGCAAAGTCCTTGGCGGCAGTGCCATCGCCGTGCTCCTTGAGGTCCACCTGCTTGGTGAAGGTGCCCAGGAACTCCTGGAACAGCACGCGAGCAGGCTTCTCAGTGCCGCCGAAGCTGATCTTGCCGCTGACGGACGACATGAACGCGAGGGCCATGTCCTTCTGGGCAGGAAGCAGCCGACCATCCTTGATGGCCAGATCGACAGCCGTGGCCGCCTCGCGCTGGGCGAATTCAGCGGCATTGGTTGCCAGGGCAGACTCAGCTGCCTCGGCGCGACCCTTGAGAACGGCCCGCTCAGTCACAGCAGCCTGCTGGCTCACCGTGAATTGAGAGGTCAGCACATCGGTTGCCTTGGTGACTGCCGCAGCAGTCAGGGCATCGACTTGCTCCTGGGTAAACATTGGCTTGTGGTTCCTCTCGGCGGTGAACTCAATTGGCTTCTCAGCCAAGCCAGAAGAGAACTGCGAAGCAAATAGGGCGCTGGCAAGTCCTGCCAAATCTTTGACGGCAGGCATCTCAGTGCCCAGAACAGCAATCGCAGACAGCACATGGCCAAGCTTTTTGCCATTGAACTCAATCTGGCCTGGCTTGAACACTTCCACAGAAACATTGTGGTAGCGCCCTTGCCGGATCATATCCAGGAGAGCCTCTGGGACATTGCTGATGGCCGCAAAAAGCTTGGCTCCCTCGCGCCACACTCGGTCCACCCAGCCCAGGGTAGGGATACCAGTTGTCTGGCCAAACCACTTCTGGGCATCTCCGTGGCCCAGCTTCAGATGAGGCTTCACAACATTTGAGCCAGCCAGCTCAGTGAAGTGATCAACCATCTGATCCAGATCAGCCTCAGTGATAGTCTGCCGACCAGCATTGGATGGGACCCAAGTGCCAGTAGCAAATATCTCCAGACGCTGTATTTTTCCGGGCATGGCAGGACTATATACGATGAAATGTGAACGCGCTACTGTTTTTTCAGCGCCTCGTTCTTTTCTTTGAATTGGGCAAGGAACCCTGGCTGATATGTAAGTCCCTTGATGAAAGGCCAACTCTTTGACCAGGAAATAGGCTCAACGATTTGAGAGAAGAATGTCCTGTCATATGCCTTGGCCCAGCCAGTGTTCAGATGGCAGTCCCAGTTGTCTCCCCGCAACCGCCCAAATGCATCCGTCATATGCGTGAATTTAGCAGGATAGTGAACTGCATCATATGTCATGGCCTCGTGATAGTATCGAGTGCCGATGCCATATCCCTCAATCATGCCGCCGTATATGCAGGTCATGTCCTCAAGATACAACTTCTCATCTTTTGGGATGCTCTTGTGGATCATGTAGGAGTAGTCAGGGTGATACTTCCCGATGTTTCGGAACACCACCCCTTCCTGGCAGACCTGCCCCCATCCATTGTTCTCGTGGATGGCGTGCCTTCCCAGCTTTATTTTGTTCCACGCGGGCTGTTGGCGGCTGTGGATGACGCACCCAAGATGCGGGAGGCTCTTCATCTGAAGTGCTGTGCTGATGTAATCATTGACAGCATCCGCAGCAAATGCTGTGGTTGGCATCAATGATATGACAAAGTCCTGATCATTGGTGCCTTGAAGAGCAGCGATACGGTTCCATGGCCGGAATATCCGGTGGTGGCGACGAGT